ATTGACGATATTTTTGATTTCCAACATTCTGCCATAACGACTAGACTCTGGGTCAATATTTATGCCGTCAGGAGACGCACCGAGGAAAGAGTATTTTTCGTGTTGGATACAGCCAAAGTCACCGACACGTGTATTAAATCGGTCTTCGTATAAGAGCACCGAAATGGGTTCATACTTTTGCCCCCAATGAAGAGTCGAATTGGTATTGACCATTTTCACTTCGCTGACCAGTTTTATATCTTTAAGTTCATTCAGGTTATTACTGGAACCAGTATCCTCTTCTAGAGGCTGACATTTCTCATAAATAAGCTGATTTTTGGTCGCTTGTGTATCAAGCGCTTTGTAAACATTCGACGCAGTAATAAGCTGATGACGGAACTCATACCATTCTTTAGTTCTCTGTGCTGGTTGTGGCTTCGACTTGAGCAAAGCAATTTGGCCTTCTACATAGTCATAATCCGGTTCTTCCAATATACACGCAGTAGGCCAAGACCTAGGAACATAATGGGTTCTGAAAAAGTCTTTCTTGGCCTCCGCAATAATCTCCTCCATTTCGTCCTCTGCCTCTTCGGTATAGAAAATATCGTAATCGAAGTGTGCGTGCATCAATTCACTAACATCGTGATCAAATATTTCATCGAAATCTTCTTCTGCAACCAAAGTAGGATGTTCTTTGATGAATTCTTCCATAATGTGAATACAAGTGTCGTATAATTCCATGGCTTCTTCTTCATTAAAGTATTTGGCATCTTCTTCGGCCACAATTTCATCGGTTATATCGATTAGGTCATTAGTTGTCATACTTTTTGCTATTATTATAATACATAGTTATATCTATATTATAATAATGTCAATTTTACTTAAGATTCGTTATTAATATTAATATCTTCTTCATCGTTATCGTCATCGTCATCAATAGGTTGCTTGTTCTTTGCAGTGCTTCGTCCTACGGTCTTTTTAACTTGCCCAACATTCTTGATTGTTGAAACATGTTTGGCCTCAATATTCTTCAGCGTAAAGTTGTTTGACTGTTTGTTATGATATAACGCAGGAACAGATTTTATGAGACCCTGCTCCTTGTCGTAAACAACATCCTTAACGCGATACAATCGCTTACGGTCCAAACAATCTCTGAAAAACGATATAAGCTTGTTGTATTCCTCTTCAGTAAGCTGATTTTCCTCCTTATAAGTTTCGGCATACGAAATCATCTTCTTCAGCTTAGTCGTTTTGTCAAGCTTTGACCACGGTTCAGCGGCATTGCTGGTCTTTTCCTGTTCCAAAAACTGCTCCAAATGAGCCATACTAGACGCGGACTTTTGCTCAGGAATTTGTACTCCGTTTAATACAGTATTCTTATAACGATTATTGGCTGACATTGCGTAGTAGATATATATAGCGTTTTAAGTTTAACTCCTTTTAATATATATTATATTGTTGGGAAACCTTTGTTATTGTGCGTTGTCTTTAAGTAGGTTTACAATATATATTATAGCCATTGTTAGAACCATCGTAAAACAAACTAACAAATAAACATAAAGACATACCGACATTACCTTATACGTAATAACCCATAATAACTTGTAAAAATGTTTGGAATAGGAAATTTGGCAACTCAATTAAAACTGGCAAATGGAACTACAATGAATATGCTGTTATTTGATAAAATCAAAACAGGTGATCCAATTATTGATGGATTATTAATGACTGTGTTAGTTACGTTTATGACCTATTTAATACAATATATTAATAACATTGTTACTGACAATTTTGATTTTAACAAGATCATATCTTATGACTATTTATCGTTGATAAAGAAACGAAACGGGCTGACGTTTGAAGGGAAAATAAGCACGATTACAAATGCATGGAATGGAGAACTTCAACAAGTGAGTACGTTCACCGACAGATTTCGCGCATTATGGAATCATATTATTAACAATGTAGGCAAAAATGACACGATTTATCATATCAAAGAGTATTCATTAATAGGCAGTTTTGGTGATAATAAAGAAAAGGACACAGGAATCTACATGGTTAATCAGAATCGTAGATTTCTTGTATCCAAAGAATATCAAATTTATGCGATTGCTTCATATACTCAAGGTTCTGCGAGTGAAGAAGGCACGAACAAGCCTAACTCGCAAAAACCACATGTCGACATAATCAAGATTGAACTGTTTTCTTATGTTTCAAGCATTGATAACATAAAGGCATTTGTAGACAATTTGACAACAGAGTATATGTCAAAAATAAAGAATCTACGAGAAAACAAGAAGTTCATATATACACTAACCAGTGCAACATATAAAGAGGAGAAGTACGAAATGTGGTCAGAAACCGAATTCTCAAGTACAAGAACCTTTAATAATTTGTTCTTTGAAAAGAAGACATACTTGTTGGACAAACTGAACTTCTTCTTGAACAACCGCGAATGGTATTTCGAGAAGGGTATCCCTTATTCTCTTGGAATAGGTATGTATGGACCACCAGGCACAGGAAAAACATCTCTTATCAAGGCGATCGCCAATCATACGGGAAGACATATCATTGTTATTTCATTAAAGATGATTAAAACCAGAAAGCAATTAGAGAAGATATTTTTCGAGGATAGATACGATAGGAATAACCCAAAAGCTTCTGTTTCATTTCAAAACAAGATTATCGTATTCGAGGACATCGATTGTATTGGCGACATTGTGTTAAACCGTAACAAAAAGAAGGAACAGAACAAGGATGTAGTAACAGGAAAGAAACTGGATGAAAGTTCTATCGCAACACTTATCGAAAACGCAGCAACAAATGTAGCCGGAAAAATGTGTACAGCATTACCTGGACCCAAATTGGAAGACGATAATTTGACATTGGATGACATTTTGAACTTGTGGGATGGCATCAGAGAAACACCAGGTCGCATTATGATTATTTCTTCAAATCACTATAATGATTTGGATCCGGCTTTAACTAGACCAGGTCGAATTGACATAACATTGGAATTGTCTTATGTATCTAGGGCAATTATTGAAGAAATATGCAATCATTTCTATAACGCAGTGCCTGATAAGAACCTGTTGAAATCTATTAATGACAAGTTTTATACGCCTGCAGAAGTAATTAATATTTATATGTCTGATGATAACTATAAATCGATAGACAAGTTTATGAAACGATTGGCGCAGAATGTCCACGTCTAAATTGGGGACATCCTGTCCACAAGGCCCGCAGCCCCTGCGGGACTGCTTTGCCCAACCCCCTTGGTGTTGTCTTGTTTTTTGGGGGAGGGGTGGTTCTTTAAGTTATTTAATTAAATATTTAATAAAACAACTTAAAAGAACAGACCGCGCTTCTTTCGTGTCTTTCTCGTCTTCTTGGACTGCTTTCTGGTCTTTGTCTTCGACTTCGATTTCGACTTATCTTTTCCCTCATCTTGAGGTCTATAACGTAAAAACCACTCTTCATATTCTGGGTCGTTCTTATCCAACTCAGCATATTTGGCCGCCTTCTCAGCACGCATTTCTTCCACTGTTTCTTGGTGCCCAACACAATCAATACTAAACCTCTTCAGCAATCCCTTTTGCGCTAATCTATTTTTTTCCTGCACATCAAACAAGAAATTGGACATACACAAGATGCGGTCCTTATCAAAATAAGGACGGTTCGCATATAAAAACGCCAAATAGAAGCTCAACATGGTATCAATAGTTGCCACCTTAATATCGTAACCGTGTTCTTTGATAACATTGTAACTGTGACACGCTAATGGTTCGTAAATAAACGCAACAGTATCGTTTCCAACACGGATTTCGTAATGAGGCGCAATAATTTCACCTAAACCTGGTCTCTTGATAATCTTCACATTCTTGACGCCTATATCCGACAATCGTTCCTTCACGATTTGAGCCGTTAACAAGGGCTCTTCTGTAAGCACATCAAAATCGGGTATCTTTTCCAACTTTCTGCGCAAATTAGGCGGCATATATTGCGAATACAATGAAAGCGCATATCCACCGAAGAAAATGACACCTTGATCTAATAACGTATGTTGCACATTGTCGTAAATTTTGTCGGCAAACTCGCCGTCAGCCATCTGACGCTGGAAGTCGATTTGAGCGCACTGTTTTCCGACTAATGGATAATGCTTGTTTAACAAACTAAGGCGCTTCAATACTTTCTCCCAACGCGACACATCACCGGCAGGACGAGACAGCTCTAAATACATACCCATACGCAGCAAATTAGGCGGCGAACATAAGATGCCTCCAACTCTGACGGCATCCTTTTTGAGCGCGTTAAACAACTCTTTCGGCATATAAGTAATATCGGCAACAGGAATGAAGTTAACATAGACCTTATATGTGCCATGATGCTGACCAGATTTCGCCTCAACTTCTTGAAAACCTTCTTTGATATAAATATCTACCAACTCTTTAGCATCGTTTAACGCGGTTGAACTGTACATATCCAAATCAGGGATCTCTAAATCACGGTTGTAAAACTGGTCTTGCTTAGGCATCAAACGGTTAATACTTTCTCCACCATAAATGATAAGACCTTTGCGGCGAATAAAATTCTCAACAATACCGATGATGCGTTTGACTTCTGGTGAATTGGCAACCTTTTTGCCTTGGATTTCCTCAGCTTCATCAACCGCCTGACGCAAAATAGCCAACTCACAATCGCTAAATGTTAAACCTTTACAAGTATCGTCTTTCTTTGGCATATTTGTTAGTTATATTATGTTGCGAAAAACAAATAACTAACAAATCAAGAGATATCTTAATAAAAGGAAGGGTTTTGCAAGGGGTTTGGGGAGAGGCCATCTCCCCAATTTAGATCTCAAACTTATAAAAGTCTGACTTCACTGTTCTTGTCGCATAAGATACATCAGGATTTTGCGGTGGTGGTGCAGGCACTGTGACTGGAATATAACGCAGCTTCTCTGGTTTCAATACAATCGCATAACCGCTCTCATCGAAAAACACGTCGTTCTCCTGAACATTGGTATCCACCTTTTGGTAACGCATTCCTAATAACTGGCAACCGGTTTCTCTTAATACAATGCCGCTAGGATTCTCTGGATTGGAACCCTTGTCTGGCATCGCCAAAGTCATTCCTAACTTGTTAAACTCGATGAGCTCATTGATATCGGGAGCATACTTAATATCATAATAATGTTGTGCTCGCATAAATACCGAATTGCTTGTCATATTCACATATTCATAGAACTCTTGCGATTCCAAGAATGAGTTGTTAGTTCTATCAACAATAATAACCGCTTTGCCCATCAACTCCTTAATAGGAGTAGCTCCAAGATTGGACCCATTATTCTCAAAACTGTAATCCTTTCCTAAAAGAATGGAACCGTAATTCTCAAATATCTTGGCGAAATTCTTGTACATTGCCTGATTAGTGCTCTTGATGCGTAAGTGGATAAAAATGGGGTCAAGCGGGTTAGGTGCAGCGGATCCGACAAACGCATAGTCGCGAATGATATCCATGGCAGCCGAAAAGGGCACATAATTGAAGGTCTCTTTAACATAATAACTATCGCTTGTGGATGTAGCAATCACCGGCTGGTCATCAATAGAGAAAATCTCAAAGTCCAAACCTCTCACGCCCTGCTTCAACAGTGCTTTCAATGAACATGTATCGACATAATCATTCTTGTAATTGCCACCGCTACAGCAGTTGTAAGCGGTTTTGATGTAGTAGTCACGAAGCGAATGCTGGAACATATCCAAGTTAGGATCGATTGATTTTAGTTTGCCGTTAAGTGTGCCGTAAATAGTGTCCATCTTTGAACACTCTTTGCCTTTTAGACGGTTAAAGTAAAAGTAATAAATGAAGGCAATCAATATAATAACAAGGGTAACAACTGTTAACAGGAAAACAGCTGTAGATTCTTTCATACTAGAT